TCCTTTTATTGATTTCTAAGCTTGAGCTTTTAATGAGTCAGGTACATTTCTATCTTGCACAATTAGCCGTCCGCGGCTATCAATCCACCAATGATTAATAGTAAGTTGTGCTTTTGCTTGGCGGAAGGTTTTAATAGTTTTACCTTTAATTGGGTTACATATAAAGCGCATATAAGGGGAATTATTAAAAGGTATCCATTGATAAAGGCAATCAGTATTCTTACTTCTATCTAGTTTAGCATCGCCATATAGAATATAAATATCGCCGCTCTCATCTTGCACCAGCCAGTTTAGGGCATTATATCGACTAGAATTTATAAGAGACTTAACTATATAAGTTAGTTTATGGCTAGTGCTAAGTTTATCCTTCTTTTTTACCGGCTCAAATACTACTAATCTACCAGCCTGATTAAGATAAAAACTATCTATTCCTATTATTGCTAAGGTATTCTCAATATTCTTAATCTTTTTTCCTTTTTCTACCCAATTACCAATAAAGGCTATATGTTCAGTAAACTGACTATTCCTAATGCCCATTACACCTATATATTCCCCATATCCAAAAGTATCAATAATTTTTAATTCTTTACCCTTAAATAAATGAATTTCCCCTATTTCATCTTGCGCTAGCAATAAGTCAGTAGCACCTATTAGCTTACGATCAAGAATAATCTTGTTTATTTTAGCTTTTAATTGCTTGTTAGCAAGTGTACTCATTCTGATAGTCTCCAATGGTTAATAAAATAACAAATTACAAGCCCGATTATCTCATGATTGAAAATAATGTCAAGCGGTATTTATTGCTTTTAATTGTATAGTCTAATGCTTATCAGCTATCTATTATAGATTGCTACTAAGTCAGATTTTAAAAAATTGGTTGAAAAACCAAAAAACCAAAAAACCAAAAAGCCAATCGAAAAAAGGGGTCTATTCTCTATGCCTTTTTTTGCCTTTTCCTACTTGCTAAGTGTATTTATGCTTTGCATAACCTAGCACAATACCAAAGTACCCTAATAAGTATGCCATTAGGCATAATCTAACTCATCATACATCTAAAACTATTACTTACCAAATAAGCAATGAAGCGCATGTATCCTTTTAAAAAATCAATAAATTTTATAATATCCCCTTACTAAGTATCACTATAATACTGTAACTGAGTATAAATAGGGGCTCTTACTTATCAATGGCTAATAACACAGCTACTAGCATCCAATACCTAATAGATAGCAGCTATTAACTCTGCAAAGAGTTAGCATGTAAGAAAATGCAAAAAAAGGGGGAAAATATAAGGGGGGAAAATCGATTGGTTTTTTGGTTAATTGGCTTTTTTGCCAATTTTAAATTGCCCCTTAATAAGTGGTTCTAGGGGTATTCCTAAGTGCTCTTTTGTATCGATAGCAAGTACGAGTATTACTAGTACTAAATAAGTCTTTTTAGGCCTATCCACCCTCTTCATTGGCAAATTGGTTGAAAAACCAAAAAACCAATTTTTCCTTGGAGAGTTAGCAAGTGGTTCGATAGAACCAAGATAGTATCTTCTCTAGGGATTGAGGTCGTCTTTTTCCTACGTAAATTTTTCCGATCTGTAACATGCAAGCTTTTTCATTTTTCCAGTTATCTTTTTTCCCCTAAAATACTGGGATTTATACCTAAATCCCTTGAAAATTAGCTGAGGAAAACAAGAAAAAGCCGGTATTAATCCCTAATAGAATCAAGCACTTAGTAAAAAGAATCGCGCTAGAATCCTCTCTAATCCTTCCCTGTACCCTTACCCCTAAAAAAGAAAAATACTCGCTTATGGCGCATCCTAACGGGCCAGTTATTCCCTTACCTATTAATATCCCAGAGCAATCCTACTATCTCATATCCTAATGACTGACTTACTATCGACTCTTCTGTTTAAACACTGAGAACTTACTAACTCAAGCCATAGCATCAATGCTATTAATCCACAGTCTTCCATTACTATCTATTCCAATCCTATCTATTACTAACTGAGAATGGGATTTATTACTAGCAGGATTGAAAAACTTGAGGGGGTGGCGACCTTTTTGAGAAGCTTGTGCCCGGTGTATCCTAAGAGACCTTCACAATTTTCCTAAACTTTTTTACCTTTTCCCTAGCGGGAAATCTAATTACCCCCCTTGTTTGCTTTACTAATACTATCTATAATGATCTCTATTAAGTAGAGGCTTCGCCTCTAAGGGAGACTGGAAAAATGACAAGAAGCGCGGGCGGGAAAAGTGTAGAAGAGCGGGTGATTGCCTTACTCGCAGCAGGTGTGATTCCGGCGAAGGTCGCGGAGATTTGCGATATTACCCCGGCCCGAGTCTCTCAGCTAATGGATTCTACTGAGTTTAAAGATCAGCTCTTAGAAGCCAAGTTTAATCAAGCTACCCAATATACTAACTTAGATCAGAAACTTAATAATCTTGAGGATAAGATATTAGATGGATTGGATAGGACTATTGGCATGGTCTTTGACCCAATGAAATTAGCTAGAATGCTGCAGGTAGTCAATGGAGCTAAGCGGCGCGGAACTGGATCACTAGGCGAGGGAATGGATGAACAGCCAGTAATACCTCTCATGCTTCCTACTAAAATAGTCAATACCTTTATAGTTAATCAAGTCAATCAAGTAGTACAAGCAGGGGGTGAGGATTTAATTACTATTCAACCTTCCAGAATGAAGGAGTTAGCAAATGAACAAATTGTCGAAACAATTAGGGATCAAACGCTTCCCAAAACTACAGGAATCCCAAAGCTTGGTATCCAAGCAAGCCCAAGAAAAAGTAGGCTTGATACTGTGTGAAGTGCATCGGGTTAGGACTTCTGCCCGACTTCTGTATCTCCAATCCCTGTTAGTATCTTAGTCGAAGACTATTGGAATCCTAAACTATGTCTGAGCAAATAGAAGGTAAGTTTAATATTGATGAGGTAATATTAAATGCTGAGGAGTCACTAGATTTCCTATGTGCCCTGGCAATGCCCCATGTATATGAGTATGCTTTCCCTCCTAAATATCTTGATCTATGGGCATGGCTTAAGGATTATATTCATAGAGTAAGGGATTTTTCTCAACTGGCTGTTGGCTTACCTCGCGGGTTCTCTAAGACTACATTATTTAAACTCTTCTGTCTCTATGTAATTCTATTCACTGACCGGCGCTTTATACTTGTTATTTGTGCCAATGAAGATAAAGCAGTAGACTTTTTGACTGACGTAGTTAATATGCTTAGAGAACCTAATATTAGGAGAGTATTTGGGGATTATACCTTAGGGATAGAAACTGCCACTAAGGAAAAATATGTATTTACCTTTAGAGGTAGGAAAGTAATCTTAAAAGCTATGGGAGCTAATGGTGATCCGCGCGGTATTAATGCTGACCATCAACGTCCAGATGTAATGATATTTGATGACATGCAGTCTAAGGAACTTGCTGAGTCCCAAATACAATCAGACGCACTGGAGCGTAAATTGATTGGTACTATCATGAAATCCAAGTCCCCTAAAGGTTGCCTGTATATCTACATAGCTAATATGTACCCAGTGCCCTATCATTCAATTCTCCGTAAGCTTAAACAGAATCCTAATTGGGTTAAGTTTATTGTAGGTGGTATCTTAGATGATGGCAGCTCTCTCTGGGAAGAGTTACAGCCAATTAAGCAACTGATTAAAGAGTACCAGAATGATGAGTTAGCAGGGCACCCTGAAGTATTCTTTGCCGAGGTACTCAATGATGAGACAGCCTCAGTTAATAATTTGATTGATCTATCTAAACTTCCTCCACTCCCTATTAAACAAGGGGAATTGCCGGCAGGAAACTTTATAGTAATTGACCCAGCATCTGGTAAGATTAACTCTGATGATGTGGCAGTAGGTTACTTTGAGGTATATGATAGCTTCCCAGTATTAATGGATGTAGCAGCAGGTAAGTTCTCCCCAATGGAAACTATCCATAAAGCTATTACCTTTGCACTTAAGCAGAATTGTAGATTAGTGACGATTGAGTCAGTAGCTTATCAATCTACTCTTAAATACTGGTTTGATTTTATCTCTGCTCAAATGGGGATTGTGGGAATAGAAGCTATGGAGATATATCCGGGAGGAAACAGTAAGAATTCCCGAATCCTCACTATGTTCAAGGCATACTCCAAAGGTGAAATATTTGTGGCTGAAAAGTCCAGAGCATTAGTACATAATGAGATAAGACAATTTAATCCTCTACGCCGAGACAATGTAGATAATATCTTAGACCTTTTAACTTATGCTCCCAAGATTCTCACTGAGTATCCTGATCTTGTACTTAATAATAATGTATTAATCAATCAAGAGAATGAAGCTCTTGAAGACCTTACTGAACTTGATAATTGTGCTTTCTAATTTAAAGGAGTTATATACTCATGATTACTGGTAACTTACCTACTCTTGTAACCAAAGAAACTCAAGAGAGACTGAAAGCTTATAATCAAGCAGTCCGAAATACCCAATGGCGTATCTATTCCCTAAGAGAGCACTTTAGGGTGATTGACTTAGCTTATCAAAGGGAGCAAGACTTAACAGTAGAACAAGGTCGAGCTAAACTTGCTAACCGTTATGGGGATGCTACTAAGTTCCAGAATATCACGGTGCCAATAGTAATGCCGCAGGTAGAATCTGCCGTGACTTATCAGTCCTCAGTATTCCTTACCCAGACACCTCTCTTTGAAGTTCTGGCTGATCCATCCCAAATGGATGTAGCTGAACAAATGGAAACGATTATTGATAACCAATCTACTCAGGGTAACTGGGTATCTGAATTAACCCAAATATTCCGAGATGCTTTTAAGTATAATTTCTATGCTTTAGAAGTAGACTGGGGAAGGATTACAGTACCGTCCTTTGAAACCTCAGTTAGTAATGGTGGAAAGGAAGCCAAGGTAAGTGATGTAATCTGGGAAGGTAATAGACTAAAAAGGCTTGATCCTTATAATACTCTATTTGACATTCGTATCCATCCTGCCCGGATGCATCTAGATGGTGAATATGCTGGCTATACCGAACTCATGTCCCGGATTAAATTCAAAGCTTTCCTGGCTGAGTTAGGAGATGCTAAGATCATTGATAATGTCAAAGCTGCTTTCGAGTCCGGCTTAGGTGAAGTAGGTATTGCCATGAATGCTACTACTTCACCCTATTATGTACCTTCTATTAACCCTGATCTTATTATCAATCGTAACTTTGGATTAGGTGAATTTGATTGGATGCAATGGGCAGGTGTTGATCCAGCAGATACTGGGGTAAAGTTTCAGTATAAGAATGTCTATAGAGTCACTACTCTCTATGCTCGGATACTTCCTACTGACTTTGCTATGAAAGTACCTGGCAAGAACACAGCGCAGATTTGGAAGTTTATTTTTGTAAATGACGAGGTACTTATTTATGCGGCCCGCCAAACTAATGCTCATAATATGTTGCCAATACTCTTTGGGCAAGGTGCGGTAGATGGCCTCGGTATTCAGACTAAATCTCTTGCTACTAATGAACTCCCATTCCAGCAACTAAGTTCAGCACTTTGGAACTCTACTATTGCAGCCCAGAGACGTAATATTAGTGATCGTATGCTCTATGACCCATCACGGGTATCTGAAGCTAGAATTAATGATCCTAATCCGGCTGCTAAGATTCCTGTTCGCCCAGCTGCGTATGGTAAGAATTTATCCGAAGCTGTATATCCATTCCCATTCAGGAATGATAATTTGGATGATGTATTAGTCCTAGCTAAACAAGTGGATGATATGGCTAATAAGTTAGCCAGATCCAATGAAGCTAAACAAGGTCAGTTTGTTAAAGGTAATAAGAGTCGGTCTGAGTTCGATACTATCATGGCTAATGCCAGCGGGGAAGATCAATTAAGGGCTATCCAATTCGAACATTATTTATTCCGACCGCTCAAGGAGATAATTAAACTCAATATTCTTCAATATCAAGGGGCAGAAAATTTACTTAATACTGAGCAGCAAAAGGTAGTTACTATTGATCCTATTAAACTTCGTAAAGCTGTTTTTTCCTTTAAGGTATCAGATGGACTGGTTCCTCGCTCTAAGTTAGCTAATACTGAAGTAGTAAGAGATTCATTACAGAATCTTGCTAATATGCCTCAAGTGGCAGCAGGGTATAATATGACCCCTATGTTCTCTTATCTCATGAAGATTCAGGGGGCAGAGATAGACGAGTTTGAGAAACCTCCGGAACAGATAGCATTTGAGCAGGCAATGGCCCAGTGGCAGCAAACTATAGTACAACTAATGAAAGCTAACCCAGCTATTCAACCTAATCAGTATCCGCCACAACCATTGCCAGCAGATTATAATTACGACCCATCCCAGAATGTACAACAGGAGACTAAAGATGATGACACCAACACAGGACTTGCTGACCTTGTTTCAGCAGCACCAACTGCCAGCGGAGGAGGAACTACACAGTAAAGTACTGGGCCCACTCCAAGAGATTAATATCCATAATCAAGCAGTACAGGTAATACAGGCTATTGTAGAACTTACCTATGATGCTAATAAACCAGCAGAGTATGGTACTATTCTAGCCTATCAACAAGGTCAGTTAGATGCACTAAGACTTCTTCTTAATCAATCTGAAGAAGCTAAGAATACTCTAGCTCAATTAGCAGTAACAGGTAATATTAACCCACCAGAAGATACACCAATTTAAGGAGACTAACATGAGCGTCATGCAATTAATATTTGGTAAACAATCGCCAGCAGAACAACAAGCACCAAGTACCCAAGTAGCACCACCAACATCTCTTCCTCCAGGGGCAGGTGCTAGTCCAACTGATACCAGCAATACCGCTGGCAATGGTGTGTTACCTCCTGGTACAACAGAAGCAGCAACTACCCCGCTTGACCAGTACGCTGATCTATGGAAAGATAAGCCGGCTGATTCAAATACTCCACCAGTAGACCCCTCAATCTTTGGTAAAGTTAATAGCCAAGAGTTACTTGATGTAGCTTCTAAGATGGACTTTACTAAGTTGGTAACTCCTGAGTTACTAGCTAAAGCTAAAGAAGGTGGAGAGGAAGGAGTTAAAGCTTTATTAGCAGCAATGAATAGTGTAAGTCAGTATACATATGCTCAAAATGCTAATGCCACTACACTACTCATTGAGCAAGCAATTGCAAAACACACAGAGAAGTTAACCGCCCAGTTGCCAGCAGCCCTTCGGCAACATGCTACGGACGATCTAATTAAAGGTGATCCTATATTAGGTCATGCAGCATCCAAACCCCTCATAGATGGTATTATGCAGAAACTTGCATCTAGCCATCCCAATGATACCCCTGCTCAACTTAAAGAACGAGCTGAAGGGTATTTGACAGCATTTTCCCAGCAAGTATTAAATAGAAATAATTCAGGTAATGATCCGCAAAAGTCCCGAGAGGAGGTAGATTGGGAGGCTTACTTTAATGCGGATAATAATATTAATCAACAATTCTAGGAGTAATTAACTATGAGCTACAAAAGAGCTACGGTTAGTGAACAGGGGTTGAATCGTAAAGCACGTACTGGTGATGGCTGGTTAGCTCACCCTCGGCGTACAAATCAATCTACTGACTCTAACCAAACTATTGCAGCAGCCGCTATTGCAGGTGGTCTCTATTCTCGGTCTGGTACTAATACTAATCGAACAGATACTACCGATACAGCGGCAAACATTCTTGCCATGTTTCCTGAAATGGATATTGGTGATACTTTTGTTCTGGTAGTCAGTAACCCAACAGCAGGTACACTTACTATCCAAGGTGGTTCAGGTGTTACTGCATCGGGTAATTTAACTATTGCAGCTACAAGTCGCGGGTTCTTGGTATTTGAAAAGACCTCTGCTACTACAATGACTGCATATGGCGTATAAGGAGTAAATAATAATGGCCAATTTTACAGGCATGTTTAATACAGACCAGTTTGCAACTAGTATTGTGAAGCCTTCCTTTGCTACTATGATCACTCGGTTGATGCCTAATGGGCAAGCACCGCTGTTTGGTCTTACTAGCATGTTGCGAACTGAAACGGCGGTTCAACGTGAGCATGGGTTCTTTAGTAAATCAATGCTATTCCCCTCCTTTACTCTGGCGGCTTCGGTAGGTGATGCTACAACCAATGTCTTCACGGTAGTAAC